GATGCCGCCGTCCCGTATCCAGCGTCGAAGGTGACGGATACCGCGCCAATTTGAGGAAGAGCAATCGGCCAGATCTGACCGAACACAGGTGTGATCCTCGCTGGTTCACAAGCTGTGTCGACCGTGTAATTACTCGCAGGCATGGACTGGAGTACGCTTGCCATGTCGAGGTAGTTAATGGACACCACGTTCAAGACGGGTGACTTTTGGATGAGGATGGCATGCCCAGGCAATGAGAAAGACTGTCCAGCGGGCACGCCCATGAGGCTTGGTCCAGGAAAGCTATCCATAACCAGTTTCCATCGTGCAGACATCAACTGCCTGTTGGTGATGGTCTCTGCTGCTTGTCTTGCTGCAGCGATCAATGCTTGGATCAACCCATCGTCATCATCGAAATCCACCCGCAGATGAGTCTTTGCCTCTTGAAGAGAGACGGGCTCGCCTGCGGGAGGGGTGATCAATTGCATAGGCATGCGATTGGTCTCCCCTCAGGATTAGACGACTTGCGCGACTGCAGCCTGATTGCTTGCATCACCCGGTGCGAACCGGGGATTGAATCCGAGCAGCTGCGCAGAAGTCAGGCTGGCGGCAACGCCCACAGTCACCGAGAGGCGAACGTAGGCATAACCGTTTGTGACATCTAAATCCTCAGGACGCAGATTGATGATGGCCTGCTTTGCAGAGCCACTACCGGCCTGAGTCAGTTGAGTGATGGTCTTTCCAGTTATATCCTTAGCTCCGGTGCCGGAAGCATCCGTTGCCTGCTGAATCTTCGCGTCGAGCGTGGCACCAGTGCCAAGGACACCGCTTTGAATCAGCGCTAGCAGGTTGTGATGATTGCCTGCAGAGACCCAACCTGTCGTTGCAGTGCCCGCAGCTTGACTGACGGGGTCGAGGGTGGCCAGAACCGAAAACAGTTCGCTGCCTTTTGCATTGGGAAACATCAGAGTTCTCCTTATGGTTCAGGCGACGATCAACGTGCGCCAAGTTGGACAAAGGGCGACATGGTCGTGCTGCCCTTAGCGGGGGAGATCGGCGCAGCGATCTTGGATTGGCCATCCATGCGGAATGTCGTGCGAAATGCAGTGAGATCCGCATCGAAATACAGGTGCATGGAAGTTGCTGTTTGCATGCCACCTGCCTTGGTGATCGTCTGGTAGTAAGACAGATCAGCCAGCAACACATCGCCCGCAGCGGAGAAAGTGTTGGCGTGCTGAGAGACAAATACAGGACGACCGAGCAAGGTGCCGTAGGGCGAGACCTGAATGCCTCCCGGATTCATGCCAGTAGGCAGGTAGATCGGGTAGTTGCCCAAGGTGAGGGTGAACAGTGCAGGCAGCACATCGTTGTTCACGATCCAGACGGCCTTGCCAAATGAGCCGGGTGGCAGGCGCGAGATCATCTTGGCCAGGTTCTGCGCCAAGAGGGTCTGCGTGGTCTGTCCCGATTCCTTGGCCACTGTCACCGTGGTGGCGTTGGTCATGCAACCCACCGGCAGGCCCGTGCCCGAGCCGAACAGAATCGACTCGTTGGTCTTCCAGCGAATGGAGGTAGCGATCTTGTCGGGCAGGTAGGTGGACAGCGCATTGGTGTCGTCCAACAGCTCATCAGTCACAGGCACGAGCGCCATCAGCTTTTTAAGGCGCAGGGTCGACAGGCCCAGCACTGGTTTGGTGCCAATCGCCGAAGTTGCCTCACCTTGCCAATAGGCCCGGATGCCGTTGGTACCCCAAGGCGTGGTCTCATCCTTGGGAAACGCCATCGTGTTGCCTGTGATTTCCACGTTGTCGGTCATAGGCAAGAGGGAGTCCTCGCCCAGCGACAGCTGGAAAATCTCTTGTGCGAACTGAGGAGGAACCAAGAAGCCGCCATCTTGGGCAGAACCTTCGTTGCCGAAGGAGCTCGGAGCCACGGCACCTCGGTTCATGCCGATGAGTAGACGCTCATCAATCGAGGCACCAGGATTTTGTGCATGGCGGACAGTTTTAAGGAATTCGCCAACGCTCTTGAAGCCATGCTTGAGGTCTGCGGCTGCGTTATCCATAACTGTGATCACAGAAGCATGGGGCAGTTGAGCCGTGTAGTTCATCTGCGCTTCTTCTGAGATCAAGGCCGCCTCTCGATCGATAGCAGCAGAAGTTGCCTCGATCTTTGATTTCAGGGCTTCAAAAGCACTGATTTCTTCCTCATTCATGTCACGCTGCTCAGCGGCAGCGATGTCGGTTAGGGATCGAGCGTCCTTGACCAGGGTTGCTTTGCGAGACTGAAGCTCGCGGAGTTGCTTACTCATGGATTGGTTCTCCAGAAATGAAAAAACCGCCTGGTCGAAATGACTCAAGGCGGCGACAGGGTTTGCAACCAACGGGTCGCAGGTGGGCGCATCCCTCAACGGAGGGATGCAATAAATATGAAATGAATCAGATCAAGGCGAGTGCGTCTCGCGCTTGCTTCAATCGCGATTGACCGCGTGGCACAGAGGTCTTGATGCTGGACTGCATCTTGGCAAGGACTTCATCGAAGGTTGAAATTCCATCGACCATATTCATTGCTAAAGCTGCATCAGCGCCAAGCACGCGACCTTCTCCCATTCCATCTCTGACATCGCTGATCGAGACTCCTCTTCCAACGGCAACTGCTTCAACGAATGCGTTGTAGTAGTCGTCCACACGGGATTGCATGAAGGCCTGTGCCTGCTCGTCGAGCGGAAAGTACGGGTTGCCTTCGACCTTGAATTTGCCCGCTGAAATCAGGGTGGGCTTGACCCCTTCTTCTTCCAGAGCCTTCGAATAATCGAAGTGTGCTTGCCACACACCGATTGAGCCCACCTCGCCACCCGGGGTGACGTAGAACTCGCTGGCCGAACAGCCAATCCAATAAGCAGCAGACGCCGCCAGGCTGTTGGCCACGGCAATGACCGGCTTTTGGGCGCGGGCCTTGACGATTTCGCTGGCCAGCTCACTGACTCCATAGACACTGCCACCAGGGCTGTCGATGTCGATCAGGATCTGGCCGACAGTGTCATCGGTCAACATCTGGCGCAGGACCGAAGTGAACTGCTGGGTGCTGGTGCTGCCCGGCCCGGAAATGTCATCGACCATGTTGCCGCGCTGCGTCACCACCCCGTACAGGGGTAGCACCGCGATGCCCGTGCCCGTGCTGGCGGCTGCCAATTGTTTTCGGGTGTCACGGATCAGACGATCGGTGTTGACCTGAAACAGGGTCTCGTCGTTGGGCGGCTCGCCAGCAGACCAGCGCGTCAGGATGCCGGACATGGCCTGCAAACGCTCGGGCATCAGCGCCCATGGCGTGGTCAGGAATTCGGAGAGCAGAAGTTGTTTGTTCATGTGTTCATTCCAAGTTGAATCAGGGAAGTAGCCAGTGCGTTTTCCTCAAAGGGCTGTGTTTGCTGTTGCGCCCAGGTACGCACATGGCTCTCATTGAGCCCAAAGGCCTGGGAGATCAGATGGATCTCATTGGTATCAAGGGCGCCTTTGCGTGCAATTCGCCTGCCCAATCGGCTTGCGTTTGACTGCACCAGCTTGCGAAAGCGCATGCTCATCTCCTGATCACCAGAGGGTGCATCGTTCTCGTTGGGCTCTGAGTCGTTGGGTTCGTTTTCCTGCTCGACCTCTTCGGCGTCCTCTTCTTCCACCATGTTCAGCGGGCGAAGGGGTTGGTCTAAGCCTTGCAGCGGGTTGAGGTTTTCTGCAATCCGTGCCACGTTGCGGGTGAGCCAGCCGTTTTGGATACCGCTTTGGTAGTAGGCTGAGCGGCTGGCCGCATCCCCGCGCATCAGGTTGGCAAAGTCGAACTCGACTTCCAGTTGGTCACCATCGAGCATGAGGTCCGACTCGATCGAGGCCTCCCAGCGCTCGGCCCAAGGCGTCATGGTGTGCATGACGAATTCCAGGCTCTGCTGCTCGATGTTCGAGAATGTCGCTCGATCCAAGTCCGCGATCATGTGTGGAGGCACCCGGAACAGCCGGGCGATATCCGTGATCTGGAACTTGCGCAGCTCCAGGAACTGTGCGTCCTTGTTCGTGACCCCCACCTCATGGAACTTCATGCCGTTTTCCAGCACCAGGACTTTGCCCCGGTTGGAGCCGGACTGCGCCGCCTGGTAAGAATCCCTGAACACCCGCTTGGCCTCAGGGTCCTTGAAGGTGCCGGGAAATTCGATCCAGCCGCCCGTGGGTTTGGCGTCGTTCGTGAAGAACCTCGCCCCGTAGTCCTGAGCGGCCAGGGCCATGCCCAGACTCTCGCGGGCCAACTCGATGGGGCTCATGCCCATCAGACCGTCCGAGGACAGGCCGCGCAGGTGCCAGATCTGCCCGCGTGGGAATACGGTTTCATCCCCGTTTTGCATCCGAACCCGGTATCGAAAGTCCCCGCTGTCCATCACCTCCATGCGCACCCGGTCTGGGTGAATCGGCATGAGCTCGGTGATTTCTCCCTTGGGGTTGGCGATGATCTGGCAGAAAGCATTGCCTCGCAAAGCCAGGTGCCCCTGCAGCATCTCTCGCCACTCGAATGGGTTCTGGAACCGGTTGGGCTTGCGGGCCAGAAGGCCGTAGAGCCAGTGATCGATCACCCGATCCTTGCCTCCGTCCTTGCGCTGGCGGTAAACCACCACCGGAAGAGATGCCATGGTCTCCGACAGGATGCGCACACAGGCATACACCGCCGCGAGCCGCAACGCCCCGTCAGGCGAGACGCGCATGCCTGAGGCGCTGCGCACCGACACCGGTTCAAAGAAGAAGTCTCCCCAAGGGGATCGGTCACTGCTCGAGGCTCTGAATCGATCGATGAATGTGAAAAGTCCCATTGCCTCAGAGCACCATCAACTCATAGTCGGATCCGAGCACCACCGAGTCCCCCGGTTTGATCGCCCTTGAGAGAGCCATGATCAGTGCAACGATACCGTCTATCTTGTTTTCTGCTCGCTCCTTGCGTGGATAGATGTTGTCTTTGACGTCCAGATGCGCCACCACGTTGCTGGCCATCCAGGCCAATACCGGGTCGCCGTCATGGACGAGCTTCTTTTGCAGGACCAAGGCTTCAAGCGTCTTCATCGGTTCGCTGAAATTCAGCACCGTGGGGCGCACCTCGATCATGGGCAGGCCCTCGGCCAGCATCCGGGTCGAGAGCTGCGTGGCCTGGAATGGGTCGAAGGCCACCGCTTGAATCTCGTAACGGGTTGCCATGTCCAGCAAATCCGACTCGATCCAGCCAAAGTCGATTACGTTGCCCGGGGTGACGATGAGCCGCCCCGAATGCATCCAGCCGCCGTACTGGCTGTTGCCTGCGCCGTTGACCGTGTCCTCGGGCAGGTAGTACTTGCCAAAGGTCACGTAGGCGTCCGAAATCTCAGGATGCCGGAACACCGCTACCAAGGCAGCAATGTCAGTCTTACTGGCCAGGTCCAGGCCAATCCAGCAGGGCTGGTCTTCGAATTGCTCAATGAAAATCTCGTGCTCGGTACAGGCATCCCAGTAACGCATGTCCATCCAGGCCGTGTCGGCGTTCACCCATTCATTGAGGTGTTTGGTCTTGAAGTTGTTGACGGCGCTGGGCAGTTGCATGGCTTTGGCCTGCAGCGGCCCGAGCACCTCGGACCTCACCGAAATGCCCCAGTTGGGGTTGGCCTTGATGAGTGATTCTTCAGTTGTCCAGTCATCCCCATCATCAAGCCCGTAGATGATCCCGAACTGGGTGTCATCCTCGAAGACGCCATCAAGCAGCTTGGTCACGAAGGAGCGGACCTCGTAGCAGATGCCAGCGCGGTTGCTACCCGCCGTGGTGATGACCCACAAGAGCGAGTTGTCCCGCTTGCCGGTTCCGGTTTCGACCACGTCGTACACCGTACGGGTCTTGTGCGCATGCAGTTCGTCGATGCAACCAAAGTGAATGTTCAGACCGTCCAGCGTGGAGCCCTCGGCTGAGAGTGCTTCAAACTTTGACCCAGACGACAACACGTTCATGTTGTGCGCCCCGACGTTTACCGAAAACCGGTTGCGAAACCCCGGGCTGCGGCGCGCCATGGTCTGGGCATCACCAAACACGATGCGAGCCTGGTCACGGGTGGTGGCCAGCGAATACACCTCGGCACCTCCCTCACCATCGGCAGCCAACATGTACAGGCCTACCGCAGACGACAGGGTGGACTTGGCATTGCCTCGTGGAACCTCGATGTATGAGCGGCGAAAGCGTCGCGTCCCATCGGCCTTGACCCATCCGAAAACCGTCGTGAGGATGAACACCTGCCACGGCTCCAGCGTGATGGGCTCTCCCGCAAGCGGCCCCTTGACGTGCGGCAGCCGCTCAATAAAAGCGCACAGATTGTCCGCCGGGTAGTAGGTCTTGCCGCTCCTGCTTGTGAGCTTGGGATTGAACCGGTAGGGACTGGTCTTGCCCTTGTACTTCTTCAGATCACTGAGCTGCCTCTGGCAGGCCGCCTTGACCCACTTGCACGCGAGAATCTCTCCGGCCACGACCCTCTCTGCGTACATCTTGGCAATGTCCGCATAAGAATTACGACCTGATTGCATCTGTTTTTAGATCCCATTTTTTGTCTCATGAAAAACTGAACTACCCAGCCTCACACTATTGAGCCGCAGTGAGGCTAGAGAACTGGCTCTAAAGCGATAGGCATTTCATAGTTTCTTCATATTTCGGCCATAACATTTACACATTCAAATTTTTTCATTAGGAATGAACATGCAAAACCACATCAAACCCCAAGTCGAAGCATCATTGAGCGCTGCCTTTGAATTGGCTGACCTGTCTTTCTCCCAAGTGGAGCGCCTGACTCAGCTCAGCCTCGAGCAAGCCAAAGTCAACGCTGAGCTGGCCAAAGAGCAACTGCACAGCATCATGGATATCAAAGATCCTGCACGCGCTTTGGAGTTGGCTAAGTCCATCTTGGAAGACTCTGCCAAAAATTTGGCAGGCTTTGCTGCCACCGCTTTTGAGTTGACCCAAGAGTTCCAAGCCGAAACCGCTGCCTTTGCAGAAGGCCACTTTGACCACGCCCACGCTTCGGTGAACAAGGCTTTGGCAGAGAACCTCAAAAACGCTCCCGCTGGCTCCGAAGCTGCTGTGAGCGCTGTCAAGGCCGCAGTTGACGCTGGCAACAAAGCCCTCGCTGAAGCACGCAAGAACGCCAAAAAGACAGCAGAGCTGGCCCAAGAAGGCCTGGCTAAGCTTAAAGAGCATGCGCCCAAAGCAGCGGTTAAGAAGCCTGCTCGTCGTTCAACTCGCAGTTAATTCGGCGCTTGAACAACTTAAAGGCACCTGCGGGTGCCTTAGTTTTTTCAAAGTACGTGCTTTAGGAGAGGGGTATGAATTCGCAACCGCCAAGCAACTTGTCAACTAGATCCTGCCAAGTATGCGCTTTTGCATTGTCATCTGAGAGCTCAGATACGTCTCTTCGCTGTGGGCGCTCATACTATTTGCAACCCGCCAACTCCCGCAAGCAAGAGCGCATGGACAACTACCCGGTGGTCAATTCAACAGGTGGGTGTGAGCACTGGAGTGCCAAAATCCAGAAAGTGTTGGACTAATTTGCTACCCTATAAACACAAGTAAAAACAGCGACTAGCTGAGCATCCTAGGGTTTTTGCGGTCTCTCGACCAGATATGAATTGCTAATCTAGTATTTCGACATGGAGGGCAGGCAAGCCATAAGAACCCGTGGCGAGTCAAACAGTCGAAGTCAAACTCACTGAACGTCAAATATCTGCAAAAACTTAATTGAGGTGATGATATGTACCAAAACATTGTTCTCGCATACGATGGTTCAGCTGAGAGTCAACAAGCGCTCCTTAACTGTAAGGAGATTTCGCAGTGGCAACACGCCCGCGTTCACCTCTTGGCCGTTGTTCCCTATGAGCTCGTATCAATGGGGCCGGAAAGCGCTTTTTACAATCACGATGAAAGCAAGCGCGAGCGCGAACGATGCAAGACAGTGCTTAACGAGGGTGTCGCAGCCCTAACCGCAGAGGGACTCGAAGTGCATGGCCAACTGCGCGATGGCGAGGCCGTTGATCAAATCGTTGACTATGCACAAAGCGTCAATGCCGATCTGATTGTGTTGGGGCACAAGCATCAAGGCAACTGGCTCGAGCGCTGGTGGCGTGGCTCAGTCTCAAAGAGCTTGATTGAGAAATCGCACTGCAGCGTGCTGATCGTGATTTTGAAGTAGCCAGTTGACAGTTAAATGCACCACCAAGCTGTTGCCCCTTAGTCTGAATCTTCCGGTTTTTTGAGCAAACTGCGCGCAAACAAATCTCCCGCAGTGGGTTGCTCTTTTCTCTTAGCTACCTCACGACAAAACCTCACATAGCCCATCGGACTGGTCTTTTTGTAGACCCCAAACAGGGTCATCAGATCGCCAACTTCAAATCCGCTTTGCTTGGTCAACTCTTCAAACCCAATTGGCTTATCACAGTTTTGCTCGATCCAAGCGCACAGCTGATGGACCTTCTGCTCTGTTTCAGGCGAAAGAAATAATTTTGATTTGCTGATGGTGGCCATTGCCAATTTATATCAGCAATTCGTGAAAATAATAACTTGCTTCAAGTCGAAACCTACCCTTGAGGCAGGTCACTAGCTATGAAAATAATTTGGCGACGCGAGATGGAATTGAACCATCTGTGTGCGGTTATCTGACTCGACCCCGCCTGCAACCAGCCGCGCCAATAAGTTCATTTTGGCGATGGCTGATCCATTGAGAATAGTGCTTTCCCCTATTTGTGGGACCTAGACCTTATGGCTTTAGCCGATACGTCATTAAGCTCGCAAATCCACCATATGCAGCCCATCCAGTCTCAAGGCTGGCGCCTGCGCGTGGGTTGGTTGCTTTGCTCTTAAGGGTTGTGCATTGACCCATGAACTCTTGATTTCCTTGGCCAATTGCTGCGCTAGGTAGATGCTCCCAACCTCTAAGAATTTGCCTAACCGCGCAAACTGAGGGTTAGCCATGGTCGTGGCATCAAAATTAACCAGTGCTTGAAGGGCATGCCTTGCCGCGTCCAGATTCCCGCTATTGATCGCCTCAAAAAGTGCAAGCACCTTTTGGCGATGTTGCTGCTGCTTGTCATGTGACGCTCCGCCGTTTCCAGCAAAGTTTCCCGAGCGGGCGTTCACCCGCATCATGTTCGCGGTTTCCATAGACGGCTCCTTCAAGTACTGACTATTTCATGCAAGCCTTTCTGGCTGGGTTGATGGGTGATTGACCGTTTCTTCGGACAAAGTTTGATATTTCAATAAAAATTGAATGTCAAGAAATCGGTCAATCGCTAAAAAACACGCATAAGTTATGCCAGCCACTTAGCGGCAACAACGTGCCGCCGTTGTCTCGATGAGCTGACCCTGAATGAAAAAGCCCGACCAAATCAAAGACTCAGTCGGGCTTGACTGTAGGCACTGGAGTCCTACTGTCGGGTGCGTGGACGGAGGTGAGAAATTAGACCTCCCCACGCGAGCGGCATGGATGTCGCTCTTACGGGTAATGCGAGCCAAGATTTCTCTTTGGACGCGCTTCGATGCTAGAACTTCTTTTCTGGCAAGTCAACACCATAATCTAGGTGAAACCTGAAGTAGCAATCTAACCGGCGATATCGGACCAAGGGTCCATCTCATCATCCGCAGCCTCCATAGGCAAGGTGACTCTCGATCTCGATGCGGGAGTGAACCCCATCTCCGTGGCCGCTTTGGTCATGATTTGCGCTTGTTTGTTAGCAATCGCTAGATAAGGCGACTGCATTGGTACGCCGGTGTTTGGAGCTTTGACGAGTAACCCTGTTTTTGCGATGCCCGATTGAGCCTTTCGGTAAAGGTCTGCAGCACATGCCCAGACCTCAAGCACCGACATGTCCAACTTCTTGAGCAGATTGGGCGGTGCGCACTCAAGCGCATATCTCCAAGCAGCCTTTGCCCCATCGGGCATGTAATCAGGTGGTTCAACCAAGTCGCCAATTGGCTTTGGTTCGCGCAAATTCGTTCGGCACTTTTGAAGCGTGCCTTTGATTTGCTTAACTTTGGTGGGTAGCGGTTTTCGACCGGCCATAAATATCCATCTCTGGGGGAGCCCCCCTAGTTCAATTTGCACGCGCAAAAATTTGAGCAGGCGCGCGCATCTGTGGCGCCATCCTGTAGAGATTCACCCCCCCTACCCCCTCAGGAGAGGGGCTGGTTGCGCAGGGATGCCGTCTCTGAGGCGGTCTTGGCGTTGTGACAGGGCACGCAAAGGCTTTGCAGGTTTGAGCGATCAAAGCGCTCACCGCCTTTCTTGACCGGAACGATGTGATCGACCACGTTGGCGGGCTGGAGCACGCCCTTGGCCTGGCACCTGCAGCAAAGCGGGTTATCCCGTAGCACCGCTCCACGCGTGTTACGCCACCTGGTCGACTGATAGAAGCCCAACTCGGTGTCGAACCCACGCCGCGCACGCCCGTACTCACGGTGCACTTGGAGCTGGTGATTGGCGCAGTAACCGGGCACGTTCAGCACCTGCGCACAGCCCGGATATCTGCATGGAGTAGGCGCACTTCTCGGCATCTCAATCGGCCTTCAAGGAATAAGCGACAGCTTGAAAAATTGACTTGGCTTCCTCTTGAATCAGAGCGTCAATGCTCTACATCGCAACAAACAAAGGAGAGTGCAGTGATTACCGAAACAACCACCTTCACCGTCGACGAGCTTGGATTCATCCAGCTTGCCTTGAACAAGGTTCTGGTCGCTGTCGCCAACGGCGAGCTCGACCTCAACAACCTGGCCCGCAAGGAACTCGCTAACCGAGGCCTGGACAAGCAAGGCCAGTGGGTTGGCTTTGACAAAGCCAATCAGATCCACAACGCATGAGGACCCAAACCATGAAACAACCCGACAAACAAAAGGTCATCGAGAAGATCGCGCTCGACCATCTGTTCATCGAAACGCTCGAAACCCAGCACCGTGATCGGCTGGACTTTCACGACGTCTCGGTCTGGGCGATCAAGAGCGCGCTTGAAGCCGCCTACGCCGCAGGGATCGCAGCAACAAAAAACACATCAACAACATCGAAAGGAAAGAAATGAAACTCACGGACACCCAGCGCAGCCTGCTCGAAGCAGCAGCCAAACATCCTCAACAAATGTTGACCGACTTTCCGGCCAATCTCAAAGGTGGCGCACTCATCAAGGTCCTCACCGCCCTGGGCAACGCAGGACTGGTCGCCCGATACGCCAATGCACCCGAAGGCAGCATGCAGCTGGTGATCACACCGGAAGGCCTGACAGCGATCGGCAGCACGCCAGGGCACACCCCCAAGCAACGCGAGGGCACCAAACAGGCCACCCTGATCGAGTTGCTCAAACGCCCTGAGGGCGTGAGCCTGGCCGAAATGGTTCAGGCCACCGGCTGGCAGCAACACACCGTGCGAGGCGCCATGGCCGGAGCATTGAAGAAGAAACTGGGCTTGACCATCGTGTCAGACAAGACCGATGGTCAGGAACGCAAGTACCGCATCACCACTACAACCGTTTGAGGACCTCATGAACCCCATCAGCATCACCATTGAATCCAAGCCCACAACCATCAACTTCGACGGCCGCGAAATGCAGGTGCAAAAGCTCAGCATCCCGTTGCCCTTTGGCCGCAAGCCTACAGACATCTCCGACATTGCTGCCAGCGGAGTCGAGGCGGTCTATGTGACGGAGATCCGGGAGATGGACCCCGAAGAATTCGATGGCTTCAAATTGAACTTGGGAAAGTCTCGCGACTGGCTCAAAGGCAAGGGAGGCGATTACTGGGATGGCCGGTTGT